GTTTTCAGCGACGGCCTTCTGTCCGTAGCTGCGCTCGATGTCGGCGATCAGGTCGTCTGCGCTCCATGGCGTGACGGCATCATTCAGCCGCACCTTGGCGACTCGGTTTTCAATAGTGAGGAGTTTCATTGTTCGTTAGGTGGGGTGGGTGCCATTTCATTCGGGGTGAGCATGGACATCTCGCGGTCGTCAACGTCCACGCCGTAAAGCGTCGCCGCGTCGCGGGCAGCGAGTTTCCGCAGTGCAACTTCCTGCGCCCGCTCGGTGTAGTGCGCTTCCAAGGTCTTGCCGCGCATGGACACGATGTCCCGCAGGTTGGCCGCGCCCATTTTCCAAAGTGCTTCCAGCTCCTTGGTGATTCGTCCGTCGTCAATCGTGAGCTTCGGCGGAGTCGAGAACTCCCATTGATACCAGTCGGGGGACTGCGGCAAGTCGCCGCGCTTCATCGCTTTGGAGATGGCGTAGCCGCAGAGCCGCTTGGCTGCGTAGAAAAGCAGGTCTTGCCGATCCTCGACCGAGCGTTGCGCCATGGCGATCTCGGTGCGCTGGGCGGTGCCACCTCCGGCTGCGTGGCCTTCATAGAGTGCCATCGGCCAGTTGAGTCCGGCGAAGGCTCCTTTCAGCAGGCGGTTGTGGAAATCTAGGAACGGGTTGCCAGGGCGGTTGTTGACCAGCGTTTCAATCTTGCCGCCGCTGTTGCTGCGGAAATATCGGACGGTGCCGCCGTCCAGTGACTCGACGGTCATGCCTTTGCATGATGCGGTGTCGCCGACGAGCGCGTTGTAAGGGTCGTCGAGGTCGGGGCCGCCGGTGTCGTTGTATTCAACGAGCGAGATGCTGCTCATTTGCAGCATGGCTAGACGCTCCCACTCGGTTGACTGGATCATGTCCCGGCAATCGTTGATGCAATGCGTCAGCGCGGTCAGGCCGCGTGCTTGGTATTGATACTCGGGATCGAACAGGTGGATGACGTTCTGCGCCGGTAGCCACTGATCGAGCTCGCCGCGCTTGTCGCAGAACGCGTATTCCTTGGCCTCGCCGCTTGGAAAATAAGTGATGCCGTCTTGCAACATGCCGCCGCGATATATCTGCCCGTCACTGAATCCGCGCGGGGTAGCGATGCGGTGCGATGGGATGCCTTGATACTGCGGAAAGCCGGTGGCTGTCTCGGTCAGTAGGATAAAGATTTCGCCGTCAACGTCGATGCTGGTGGAAAATCCGAACAGGTTGGTCTTGAGGTCGTGCATCCCGCCGCGCCCGTCGCCGATGGGGTAAAAGCTGTCGGTCAGGAACTTGGTGGCCATCTTACCGAACTCTGCATCGCTGCCTGTGTAAATCGGCACAAACGCTCGCCCGACGGTATACATGCCGCGCTGATTGATGGCGTTTTTGATCGGTCCGAAATTGAGGTAAATCCGGCGGGCATGGCTCTGCAAGGTCACGCGATCCATTGCAGGCACCAGATCGCTGATGTCCTTTTTTTCAACCGGCTCATAGGGGCGGTAGCGCGTGTCTTGTGCCGCGCGTGCTGCCTTGTAGCTGATCTGCCGTCCGAATTCGTCGATTATTGCCATGGTGTTCTCGTGTTAAAATCGACCGAGCGAGCGGCTGGAGCTAGGCACGAAGCCGTTGCCAAGATATTCCATGGCCATCCGCAGGGCAGTCTGCCGCTCGGTTTCGTTCAGCCCGACCAGCTTCGCCATCGTCACGCCGTTCTTGGTGGCAGACGTGATGCTGTCCATGCCGCCCTTTGTCAGCGCACCGCCCATCGCCGCGTCGAACGCGGTCTTGATCCCGGCGATCCGCTGCGGGTTGCCGTTGGCGTAGTGGAATAAATTTCTCGCGACTTCTCGGACGTTGGCAGCCATCGACTAGGCCTGCATGTCAAACATCGAAGCCGGGTATGATCTTGAGCATCAGGGCAGCCACGATCTGCATCGCCTCAACGTCCCACGCGTGGTTGTTGTTGCGAGTCCGCGTCCAGCGATACTCAACCTGCTTGGTTTTTGAGTTGGTCACCTCCTTCTTGACCTCGGAATCAATCTGCTTGAGGAAGTCCGGCGATACGTCGTCAGGGATGTCCCACGATCCGGCGATCCCTGTGCGGTGCGCGTGCAGAATGTCTTTGATCCGGTCGCTCGCCCAGTGCGAGTAGCGGGCTTTCCCGCCGCCGCTGGCGGTCGCGTCTTGGAATCGAGTGAACGGCCGGTGGATCACATCGCCGTTCTGCTTTTTGTAGGCGAATGACTTCTGCCCGCTGCCGTGCAAGGCCGTCCAGTTCATCCGCGCACATGCCGAATACACCTGGTCGGTGTCATAGCCAGCATCAACGAAAACCATCTGCGGCTTGATGCCGTAGCGAAGGGCGAGGTCATGCACGCCGTCGAATGTCTCGATCCGGCCATACCATAGCAACATCGACTCACCGCTCGCTCGCCATGCCCGCACGCCTGCCCAGAAGTGATCCCGCTGCTTGTCAACGGTCAGGAACCGATGCGCCTCCTCCTCGATCTTCTGCCCAGCCGTGAACTCGCTGACGAGGTAGCCATTGCCGACCAGTGCCGCGCGGTTATCGGTGAGGTCTTCTTCCCACGTTTCCGCCAACCGCTTCTGGATGAACTGCCGCAGCGGGTCAACGTTGCCGACGCGCATCGCGGCCTTGGCCTCCAGCCATAGCAGGACGATTTCCCAAAGCGGTTTCCTCCAGTTGGCCAGCACGTTGTAATGGAATCCAACGTGTCCGGGCATACCGACCGCAGTTGCGACGTATTGCCCGCCCTCGGCGAGCGCCCGCCGCGGTTGTGGCGAGTCCGGACACGTCCAGTCGCAGTCGGCGTTGTCGCATTTCAGCCGGGCGAGCTGCGCCCGTGCCAGCGGCTCCAGCGTGTCATCCTCATAGCCCACGACGTTGCACCATTTCCACGGCTGCACGGTGCCACAGTCCGGGCAGGAGAAGCTGAACTCGCGCTGGTCGGAATGTCCCCACGCTTTATCGAGGTCGTCCCCTTTCACGCCGGCCTGCGACAGGATAAAAAATTGCCGGTTCCACCGATCATGCAGACGACCGCGGGCTTCATTCAACATGCCAGGGCGATACTGCCACGCCTCATCACAAAAAACTCGACGCATCGACTTTGACTGCAGGCCGCTTAGGTTCGCGCCGGTCAGGAACAGGGACATGGATGGGAAGAGGATTTCCATTTTCCGTTTCTTGTGCCGGTCACGCGGCAGCAGGGCAGCAGTTTCCGCTGTTTGCATGATGGCATAATCCATCCGCGTCTCTGCCCAGTCCTTCAAATCGTCATCAGTCTGACCGACCAGCAGCGTCGGGCCAGGATCTTCAGCGATGATGTAGCACAGCCCGGCCTCCATGAATGTCGTCTTGCCGGTTCCAATCGGCGCGAGATACACGACCTCTTTGACCTCAGGATCGGCGATGATGTCCATCGGCTGAGTCTGCCACGGTGCATTCACCGTCGAGTATTTCGGGGTAAGTCCGTCGAGGATAACAACGCGGTCGCTTGCCCATTGGGCAGGCGTTAGGTCGCTGGGTGGCCGGAAGTTCTTGAAAAATGCCCGCTTAATGCGACGGGATTTCTCCAGAAATTGGCGCTTTGATTCGCTCACCTTCATCATAAATGATTTGTATGACCTGCGCGGATTTCTCCGCAATCAGTCGTTTCATAGCGGATGCCTCTAGCCCTTCAAGCATCGGCGGCAGGTCTGCCTCCATGCGCTTGATGGCGTTCCGCACCACGGCGGCGATGCCGTCCATGCCGTCCTCGATCTGGGCGATTGAACAATACCGCTCCTGCTCGACCTCCAGCGCGTAGCCTGCACGGAGCGCATCGATCTGCACCTTAAGCGTTCGCGCGTCATTGTAGGTGCGGGCGGCTTTGACCTGCCGCACCAGCTCCTCCAGTTCCTGCGGGTCGCCGGTCGTGCCGCTCCGCTCCATGTGGCTCGCGCCCTCGGTCTTGCTTTTTTGCAAAAACTCGATGTAACCGCGCACGCTGCGCCAGAGGTCGAACTGGTTGCGCTCGGTCTTGAAGATGATCCCATCCTTGGCGAGCTGCCCGATCCGTGCGCTCGTCAGGTTGAACAGACGGCAGAGTTGGGTTGTGTCCGCCTGCGCTGCCTTGGGCGCAGCAGGCTTCGCCGGTGCGGCCTTAACAACCTTCTTCGCTGGTGACTTCTTCGCGCTCATGGTTTGGCTGTTTTCATCTCATCGAACGTCTTGCCGCTGGCTTCGTGGATCGCCTGCTTGCCAGCGAACTCCTGCCAGCGAGTGACGATGACGTCGCAGTATTTCGGGTCAAGTTCCATGAGCCGAGCGATGCGTCCGTTCTTCTCGGCTGCGATCATCGTCGTGCCGCTGCCTCCAAAGCTGTCCAGAACTAGATCTCCCCCTTTCGTATTGTTGAGCATCTGATACTCGAATAAGGCGACGGGCTTCATGGTTGGATGCTCGCCATTTCTGGTTGGTTTATCGAACTCAAGAATTGTCGTTTGCTTACGGTCTGCTGCCCACAGGTGACCAGATCCATCCTTCCATCCGTAAAGGCACGGTTCGTGTTTACAATGGTAATCCTGTCGCCCCATGACAAGAGATGACTTCTTCCAAATCAAACATTGCCGAACCGTCCATCCTGCGTCGTGGGCAGCTCCTCGGAAGTTGTAACCTTCTGAATCCGCGTGCCAGATGTAGAAAACCGCCCCGGCTTTCATGACCGAGTCCGCAGCGACATACGCATCGCGCAGAAACGCGCGAAAATTGTCGTCGCTCATTTCGTCATTCTGGATCGTCAGCTTTTCCTTGGTGCCGCCCTCGTAGGCCACGTTGTATGGTGGGTCGGTCAGCCACATATCCACGTCCTGCTCGCCGCACAGCTTGCGTAGGTCATCGATGCTCGTCGAGTCTCCGCACAGCAGGCGGTGCTTGCCCATCACCCAAACGTCGCCCAGCACTGTCACCGGATCGACCGGCGGCTCCGGCACGTCGTCGGGATCTGTCTCGCCTTCGGTCGTCTCTGCCATGAGGTCGCCCAGCTCTGCCTCGTCGAAGCCGATCAACGACAGGTCGAAGTCCTCGTCCTTTAGCTCGCCAAGCTCCAGAGCCAGCATCTCCTCATCCCAACCGGCGTTTAGCGCGAGCTTGTTGTCGGCGATGATGTAGGCGCGCTTCTGGGTGTCGGTCAGGTGCGTCAGTCGAATGCACGGCACTTTTTCGAGTCCGAGCTTGCTGGCCGCCATGACTCGACCATGCCCGGCGATGATGCCGTT